CCAAGAGCCGCGCCCTCTGCATCAAGTCCTCCGAAAAGTTTCAGATAGACCATCGGAAGCCGCATCTTCGAGTCCGTTGCGAAATGCCCCTGCGCTCCGCACTCTCCCGTGATAATCGCGTGTCTCACCGTCTTGTTTTTCTCCGTTGGATTTGCCAATGTGTCGATCTTGTTTGCGATTTTCTTTGATAAAACGGGGAAACCTTCTTCCTGAAGGATGTTGACCTTGCTTTTGAGTGGTTTAACCACTATGCACCCCATCTCCTTGTGAACTTCCTGAATGCTCTTGTCCTCGAGCGTGCTTGCGGAGACTCTCGGCACATCATATCCCATGCTCTCGATCAGATGTGCAAGGACGATCGAGTCCAGACCACCGACCGAAACGTGATAATTGAGACCGCGCCGCTGACACTCGTGGATGAAGTCTCGCACTCTGTCCTTTGCCATACTGACCTTGATCTTGTACGGCACTCTTTGCTTCATCAGCATCTCTTCGTGTTTTTCCTTCTTGTGCTGCTTGTAGGCTTCTATGCTTTCAAACTGTTCTGACATCTTAAATCTCCACCGCCTTTCATCGAATCGACTCTTCGCAGAGCCTCGTGATCTCCGCAATGATCTGATACATTTCCCACATATTTTCCTTGATCTCCCCGATCGTGCTATCCTCAACCCATTTGTTGAGATCCTTGTGAGTGACCTTCGTGTCGATATTCTCGGTCAGTATCAGCACATCCTTCTGAAACTGTTTCATGCGCTTTATCTCTTCCTTGCTTTCAAACATTTTTCTGCTCTTCCTTTCTTTTCTGTTCGATCGCTCTCTGGAGATCTCGGTCGGCAGGAGTTTCCAACCCTATTTCACGCATTTCCGAGATCACCCCATCGAGCAAGACCGAAAACTCTTTTGTGTTCATCGTGCTTGATCCGTAATAGCAGAGCATCTGCACCGCCGGATCGCCGTTGATCGTGATGTCACCGATGACTTCGCACTCTCTCCATTGCTTCTTGACCGCTTCGACCGCCTTCGGCTTCACGCAGATGTATGTAAACGTGCCGTAACGCTTCAGCATCGTCAGATATACGCTCCACTTGTCCGTCCGGAGTGCCGTTGCGATCTCTCCGAGCATCTTCCAGAGCAGCGCGTTGGCATTGACCGACCGCTTTTCTTTGTGTAGTACAATGTCCCACACGGAATCGCGGTCTTGAGTGGTCAGCCATCGGATCAATTCATCCGTGTTGCCCGTCATGCCTTCGTGAACGGGATCTCGTCATCAATCCCTTCAGGGATGTTCATGTACCCGTCATCCGCAGGAGAGTCTTTCGGAGCATCAGACTTCTTACTGTCCGCAAAGTCCACGCTCTCGATGATGCAATCGTGTGTGTAAACCTTCGCGCCTTCCTTGTTCTCGTAGCTTCCCGTCTGCCATCTTCCCGTCACGCCGATCCGCGATCCCTTCGAGAAGTATTTGCTCACGAAGTCAGCGGTCTTTCCGAACGCCGTGCAAGGGATGAAGTCAGCTTCCTTGTCCTTTGAATACTTCCGATCAACCGCGATCGTTATCTTGCACACGTTCGTCTTTTCTCCGCTCTTATACTCGGGATCTCTCACAAGTCTCCCCATCAATGCAACCATGTTCATGCCTTTGCCCTCCTATTCACTACCCATACATTGCCACCGCGCCGTCTGATCGTCAGGTCATCGCCCTTCTGGAAGCCGATGCCGATCTCAAGCTCCTCGATCTTCTCTTTGAACTGCTCATTAGCCGCCGTCAGAGCATCCTGCTTCTTCATTTCTCTCGGGAGTGCGATATACGTTCTCCCCTTTGCCTTAAAGATCTCCATTGTCTTTTCCCTCCATAAACTCATTGACCAACTCCCACGCCGCCGATTCCTTGACCGGAATCATCACATACTTACGCACATCCTCCCGAAGATGGATTCCTCGCAAGAACTGAATCTCCGTTCCGTATGTCTGCTGATATGCGATCCGGTACAAATTGAGCTGATAAGTCAGATACTCCTTGTCGAGCGTAGATGTGCGCTTGATGTCCGCAAGTCCGATCTGCTTGCCCGTGTCCTTTTCCATCTCGATCACAAGGTCGAGCCGTCCTGCAAGGATCGGCTTTTCGTCTCTCGAGAGGATCACCGGAACTTCGTTCTCCAGAACAGAGAACTTGTACGTTTTCATCAGGAAACGGAAGTTTCTCACCTCCGGCAGATCCGACTCCGTTCCGTCCTTGCAATACGCTTCGATCGCTTCATGCACTGCCGTTCCCTTGTCTGCTGCTCTCTGCAAGGTCTCCTTATCGATCCCTGCGTACTTCCCCCCGAACTTCACTTTCAACGCTTGAGTGATGCTCGGAGTGAGGATGCCGTCCACAAGGTAGTGATGCCCTTCGTCAATGAACTCGAGCGTGTGACCGCCGATATTCCATGTCTTGATCATTTTGCCCCCTTCAACTTGATGCTCACCGATGCCTTGACCGTTGTGATCTTCACATACTCGTCATAAAGATCAGCGTGATCCGCTCTTAACTTCTTCGAGTCCAGAGTCTCGCGGTCATACGGTGCTTTGTATGAGATCAACATATCCTCGGTCTCCACCGACTTCAGATCGTTCGCTTCCATCTCCTCGAGGATGCGCTGACGGAGTGCATCCTCCGCTTCCTTGATCTCCTTCGCCTTTCGTTCGAACTCTGCCAACTTTGCTGCTGTTTCCGGAGCAAGCACCGCCGTTCCGTTCTCAACCTTGATCAATTCATTCATCTGCATTGTCCTCCCAATTAAACTCTGTGAATCTGTACTTGCCATAGATCTTCATTGCCTTGCCGAGTTTCGTTGCCCTTGCTATCAGGTCGAACTCCTCGCTCTGGTCATCGATATAGACCGCTTCCGAAAGCATCCGGCGTGTCTTGCTTCCCTCGCCCTTCAAGATCACAAGATCGTCATATTTCAGGATCGCATTGCTCGGAGCAATAGCCAGAATCGGAGAGCCGCCTTCATCATCCCTAACCAAACACGCATACACATACATCTCGCATCACCTCCTATTCCGTGATCTTCTTGACTTCCGCGCTTGCGGTGTCGATCGGCATATCCTCGACCTTCTTCAGACCGTACTTTTTGAGCAGCCGTCCGAGATTATCGCCGTATGCTTTCGTGATGATGCGGATCTGCTCCGGTGTTGCCTTCGGCTTCCTATCCTGCTCCTTTCGCTCCTGCTCCTTCCGTTCCTTCGGCTTCTGGTTTTCGATCGCGTTCTGAACTTCCTCTGCCGATGCGATGGAAGTGTCGATTCCAAACCCTGCCATGCCGAGCGCACGCCCGACCGCGCTTGTCTGACAGTTTTCGATGTAGGATGTTCTGTTGATGAAGGAAGATGTCTCCTTCTCGTAGGCGTGACCAACGCCGAGAACTGTTTCACCGATGCCGCACTCCGCTCTGAATATGCACACACCATTTTCATTTGAGATCATTTCCGAGCGGATGAAACCCATCGGAAACACTTTGCGAAAAGCCTTGATGCGCTCATTGACTTCGATGTACGGCTTGTCTTTCACGAGCGTGCTTTTGCACTCCTCATTTGCCTTTCTTAATTCCTCGTAATTCATTTCTGCTCCTCTCTGCTCTTCTGCCGATGATCTCGTAAATCATCGGACACTCCTCTTTTTTTACCTTGTGACCGCTGATGTCCTTCAGGACTCTGCCGTCTTTTAGAACGTGCCTTATCATGCGACTTCCTCCGGCAGCCATCCGTAGACCGTCTCGAGCCTTTCCTTGCTCTTCTTGTAGATCTCCTTGTAGTGAAGTCCTTCGTCCATACCGTCAAGCACCGCCTTTGTGATCAGCCGTTCCATCGTGGAGAGATCGTTGAGCTGCGCGTTTGTTGCGGTCTCTCTGTCCGTAATTCCTGCCATCTTGTTCGCAAGTTTCGTGTAAGTCATGTAGAGCATATTTGCGTGTTCGCTTCCCTGCTCCTTTGCATATTCGACTAACTTCTGGATCACGTTCGTCTCGTCTTTGCGTACAAGCATCCCCTGCTTTCGCGTTTCCACCCACTCGGTTGTCTGTCTTTCCGTGAGGATCTTTTCCATCGTGTCAAATGCGTGGATATATTTCCATTTCCAGACATCTGCCTTTGTTCCGGTGAAACCCATTGCGATAAACACAAACCCTGCTCTGTTCATCAGGTATTTTTTTCTCCACTCGCCCTTCGTGTCTTTGTACCTACTCGGAAAAAAACAACGACCGCAATTTTGCGTTGAGTCAGTTTTAATTTTGTTCTCGATTGCTCTCAAAACTGTGTCATGTCTTTTCTCAAACATTTCCGCGACCGTCAGACTATCTGTGAGCGCCTGATCGTTCTTCAGGAATACCAACTCGTCCATTTTTGCCTTCCTCCTTTCTTTGAGTTTCGTTTCGGACGTGCTTGATCATTTTTCGTCCTTCCTCGCAAACAACTCCTCGATCGGCAGATCCACGTTCAGAGCGTTCTTGATCCTTCGCGCTTCTTCCAGAGAAAACGGTGTTGTTCCGTTCAGCCTTGCGTAAAGCGCGCCGACTTTCATGCCGCATCGCTCCGACAACGCCGACACATCCACTCCGGCTCTGACCATTTCTGCCCTCAAATTGTTGAACATTTCCTTTTTCCTCCTTTCGCTATACCGCAATATCTTGTGGGTGTTTCGGATTTCCGAAATCACTACCCCAAATTATAGACGGATTTCCGTCATTGTCAAGTCTTTTTTTCGGATTTCCGAAATATAATTTCGTTCTACCGTAAAACTAGGTTGTTTTTTCGGCATAATTTATATACAATTATGTCGAAGGGAGGCGATATTATGAGCATCGAGGATAGGCTGAAAGAACTCATCATTGAGAAATATGGAAACATGGTCAATTTTTGCAAGCAGATCAATATGGCGAACTCGACTCTTGCAACGATCATGAAGTCAGGCGTTCACAAGGCGAACGTGAGCAACATCATCAAGATCTGCAAGGCGCTCGGGATCTCTGCCGATGAACTCGCAAACGGAAACATCGTTCCGATCAGAACAGATCCGATCATCGAATACGCGAAGAGATTGTCATTGTTGTCTCCTGATGTGAGGGAAGATGTATATAAATACATCGATTTTCTCGAATCGAAGGGAGGATCTTTATGATCGCCCTATATGAAAGAGTCTCAACGGATCTCCAAGCAGAAAAAGGTCACTCCATCGAGGAGCAACAAGACCGTCTCGAAAAGTACGCCGCCGCTCTGGACCTGAAAGGTGTTCACCATTACACCGATGCAGGATTTTCCGGTGCAAACCTCGACCGCCCTGCGCTTCAGAAACTGATCAAGGATGTCAAGGCAGGAAAGATCGAGAAAGTGATCGTCTACAAATTAGACCGCCTTTCACGCTCCCAGAAGGACACGCTCATGCTGATCGAGGACATCTTCCTTGCGAACGGATGCGACTTTCTTTCTGTTTGCGAGAACTTCGACACGGCTTCCCCGTTCGGAAGGGCGATGATCGGCATCCTTTCGGTGTTCGCGCAACTTGAAAGAGAGCAGATCAAGGAACGCATGGCAATGGGTAAACTCGCAAGAGCGAAAGAAGGGAAGTTTCACGGCAGCAGGAACGTTCCGATCGGGTATGACTACAAAGACGGCGAACTCGTGACCAATGACTATGAAAAGATACAAGTGATCCGTCTTTTTGAGGAGTTTGTCGCAGGAAAACCCGTCAACCGCATCGTCCGAGAAATGAACGAAGAGGGATATACAACAAAATATGGAAAATGGACGGCGACCACCGCCAGATCCGTTCTCACGCATCGGACATACACCGGATATCTGACTTTTCGTGGTGAGTGGTATCAAGGCACGCATGAAGCGTTCTTCTCGGATGAGATGTGGGAGAAAGCGCAAGCGGTATTTCAGCAACGCCGCCACGATCTCGAGCATCAGGGAGTGAGATGCGGAAAAGCGAACTCTTTTCTCGGTGGGTATGCGTATTGCAAGAACTGCGGAGGAAAGCTCGTCAAAAACCAATGCCGCCAATATGCCTATTATAAATGCAAGGGAGACAAGGAAGATCTGCGGTCTTGCCGGAAAAAGACATGGAGAGTGAAAGAGCTGGACGATCTGATTTTCGGAGAGATACGAAAACTCGCGCTAGATTGCCCCATATTGCCCGAGAAGGACGAAAAGGTGGAAAATATCGAGCGTGATGCGATCAAGGCGAAAATGGGCGAAATCGAGCGGAAAATCGACCGCTTGCTCGAACTCTATTCTGTGAAGGATATGCCCGTTGATGCTCTTCAGGAGAAAATCGTGGAATTATCCACACAGAAAGCGAAACTTGAACGCCAACTCGAAGCCGTCCGTGATCCTGCCCCGAAATTGACCGAGAAGGAGATCATCAACCTTGCGGAGTCTCTGGACGATGTCATTGCCGGAGGAGATGTGGACGAAGTCCGTGCCATTGTTTCTGCCCTGATCGAGAAGATCGTGGTGGACGGCGAAGATGTTACGATATTTTGGCGGTTTTCTTAATTTTCCTCCGTGTCAGACTTAACGCAAGACCGATTCAACCGTCTTTCCTTATGTCTGAAAGTCTCAACCGCTCTATTTTTGGATATTATCACACCGAGAGACATCTGACAAGAGAAAAGGGAGCATCACGCTCCCTCTTCCCCG